CAAACATCACATCCTTATCGAACTCCGGTAAGTCATTATACTTAACATGGACTTGGTTTTGCAAAAACCCCAACATCATGTAAACATCAGATGGATAAACAGTGTCAGTACGACCTAACCAATTATAATACATTGCAAGATGTTCGCAACCACTTTGTACATGATGCGCAGAGGTGATACATTGTAATTCAGCGTCCAGATTTAAAACGGCTTGCTGATAATGATGAAAATCACGAAATACAGTTGATAAAAATTTTGAACAACGGCGAATAACATCCGGGAAAAATCCCTCAGGTGTAATAACATATCCAGCAAATTCCATAGCAGGTGGGTACTCATCTTTCAGTTGTAACCCACGGTCACGAGCCCATTGCATGGCAACTTGTGAAAAGTGAACATTCAAACCGTTGATAGCGGAATCATCGCCTTTAAACAGCGCAAAAATTAATTCATCAAAATCAAGCAAAACTGCAATGACAAACATACCAAATATAGTATTGCCAACAAGCGTAAATGGTTCACCAGAATGCATCTTTTGTGATCCATACAATTTGACCATATCATCGCTTAAGCACCAATCAGCACGCATTGACATATACAAATCAATTATAAAATTGGGTGCATGCATCATACACATAAATAATGAATTAATCATTGGGCTAAGCGAATATTGACTGGAATCGTATTCGGTAAAGTCGTTGGCAAGATTGTCAGCCAGTTGATATAAATCTTCTTGTGAATGAATAATTTCAGCAACCAATGCGCCAATCTCTGCGTCTGATCGATTTGACGCCAGAATAACATTCGGTAACAGTATATCATGTAAGACTTCAGCTAATTGACGAGCATAACTAGATAACAATGCATTAATATGTTTCTTAAATGCAGAAACACCTTGACTAGCTTTTTAACGCTCATCATAGAAGTGTCGTATATCAGCTTTTGCTTGACGCTTGGCAAAGAAATCGATGTAGAAAGCAAAATCGTCAATTTCTTTTTGCAAATTTTCAAAAGGAATGTGTTTCTCTTGTAAGGCTTTCATGTAAGCTGCATAATGTGTAGAAAATGAAAATATGTCTGAACGATTAGATACGTAATGATAAAGTGCAGTTGACAACGGTCCACAGGATGCCAGAAATTGTTACCCAATTTCATGAGTTGGTGGATGTTGTAATGTTTCAAGTGGTAGCTGTCGACAAAATTTAAGAGCAAACATCTCAAAGCTATCAATCAAATCCTGCATGGCATCGCGAGACCCAAGAGTTATCTTTGAATATCGGTCCATGAGTGTGTATAACACAACGCCAGCGAGATTAAATTGATTACGAGCATGACTGTGGACAGGCATGCGCTTACCACGAATACGTGTTTGTTTGATGATTCGCTCCAA